CAACTGTATGTACAAGAAGCCGCAAAGAAGGAAACTTCAGAACGTGCTTTAGAAAGAACTATCCTGGCCATGGTGGAATGGGGTAGCAAAACAAACAACAGTTGGCAGGAATTCTTTGATAAAGTTGCACCTGCAACAGCAATGAATATGATTACAATGGGACGAATTAGCCCTTGGGTAATTTATTCAGCAGAAGCAGCACAACGATTATTAGATAGAATGGAACCCGGACAGATTGATACGATTGCCAAGCATGTGGACACTAAATGGTGGATAAGCAAAATAAAACAAAACGAAAAACAAGTGATGTGGATCAACACACTGATGGCGCAGGCGCTCGATACGCTAAGTTAGAAGAGCGACTTGAAATTTTGTTGTGTCGTTTAGATGAAATGACTCAAGAAGTTGTCTTGATCAAACAGCAACAAGCAGATATATTAGAATACGTTAAAATAACCGCCAAGAAAAAATAATGAACTTACCTGACGTAGACATTGACTTTGCTGATCGTGAACAAGTGTTAAAGTTGATCCCGCATGTGCCAGCCATGCAACGCATGCCCAATGGCAATCGGCAAAAGCATAAAACTGGTGTTTATTTCCATCCAGTTCCTGCAAATCCGTTTACAGGTTGGTGCGATGTTGACTACCAAACAGCAGAAGAGCTTGGATTCTTCAAAGTAGACTTGCTTAATGTAAGTTTATATCAGGGCGTAAAAAGCAAAGAGCACTTAGACCGCTTGGCCAACCAAGAACCACTGTGGGGTTTGTTACAAGACAACGACTTTGTAAATTTGTTGTTTCATTTAAACGGACACGGTGATGTATTAAAGAAAACCTGCCCTATTACAGTTGAACAATTGGCAGCAGTACTGGCAATGATTCGTCCGGCAAAGCGGTACTTGATTGGCAAGTCGTGGGCTACAGTTATGAATGAAGTTTGGAGCAAGCCTGAAAACGGCGAGTACTACTTTAAAAAGAGTCATGCCTGTTCCTACGCAGTTGCAGTAGTTGCACATATGAATCTAATCTGTGAGCAACTTGGATTTGATGTAGCCTAAGTCATCTTTCTAACAAGGCTAATTTGACGTCTTTTTGTACGTTTAGTAATGACATTGGTCAAGCTGGTTTGATGGCCGTATAGCACTTCAAAGTCTTTGGTGCTGTAAGTTTTAAGAGCGTATGTAAAACGGCGCATGGGCTCTTTGAGAACAATGTTAATAGGGATCATGCGATTTGAACCCCACCACCATTCTTCCCCTTGTTCAATGAATGCAACCTTATCCTCATCAGAATTTAATAGGTTGTAGACATACATAGTAACAACTACGTTGTCGCTGTTTTGAATTATTCCTACCAGTTCGTTTTCGCCGTAGCGCACCAGGCTCATAAAAGGGAAGCGTTCTAAAAATTCTTTAACTTTGGTATCCATCAGCTTTACTTAGCATCGCAGAAATCTCAGGGCTATTCGCTAAATAACAGCATGGCAACATTAAACTCAAGTATTCCAACTGCAACATTAAACTATTCTGGCGCCGGTACTGGCCCCAGTGCTACACGGCATGCTCCCAGCTACACCGACCAGCGCATAGTATGGTTTAAAGGGGTAGATAATCTATTAGACATCACGATCACTGGCACAGATCGCCGCCCTGTTAGTTTGCTACGCCGCGAGTTAACTGTGACAATGTGGGATAGAACCACTGGTACTACAATTTTTAGACGCCGTGCCCTGGCCACAGTAGCAGAAAATGGTCAAGCACAACTGATAGTGTTTGCCCGTGATTTAATGACACTGCCAGTTGGCATTTATTCATTGGGTGCTACCTTTGTTGACAGCAACGGTTTGGAAACAGCACTAACTTGGAACCGTGCGCAAGCAGGCGCATTTGATGTTGAAGTAAAAGATGCAGTAGTACCAACCAGCCGAGCAACACATGAAGTTGATACATGGACCAATGTTGGTGGCTTGTTGGTATCGAGTGCGTTTGATGGCCCGCAGTTCTATAGAAAAGATACCAGCTTGTTCACTGTAGCACTATACGGTAGCAATTGGACTGGGCGAGTTTATGTACAAGGTACATTGGATGAAACTGTCACTGGTGCAACATTATGGGGCAACCTGAAGCCTCAAGACTATGACACTCATATTCTGGCCTTAAACGGTTACACTGGTATCGACCCATACAACTACTACGCTGGTGTGCGTTGGCTTCGTATTGTAAAAGAAGACGGGGTTTCAAACGCCGGCACCCTCGACAAAGTATCAATCCGAGTGTAATCAATTTGACTTTGCTTATTCAGTAGTGTATAATACATTACATGAGCATAGTTGAATCTACATTACAAGCCCACCTACCTGCGTTAAAGCGCAACACCAATGGCTGGCTGACTATGAACTGCCCCGTTTGTACTCAAAACGGACAAGCACGTCCAGACACCAAACATCGTGGCGGCATCAAGTTTGAGCAAGATCGTGTGGGATACCATTGCTTCAACTGCGGATACACCACAGGCTGGCGCCCGGGACAACGTCTAGGTATCAAGCTGATCAAGTTCATGCGAGCCATTGGCATTGACGAAGGCGAGATCCAGCGTTTAAAGATTCAACTATGGGACCAAGTAGTTGAAGACGAAGACACCATCCACGAGCCATTTAAAAAGCCCGACTGGCCCGAGATTGAGTTCCCGTGGGAAATACAAGACATCACATTAGAAGCAGCCGAGTACTTGGATAGTCGTGGTGTACTTGAACTATCAGATTGGCTTACCAGTCCCAGTAGCATTCAAGGCATGAACAATCGTGTTATCCTGCCATTATTTGATAATGGCAAATTAGTGGGATACAATGCACGTTGGATTGGTGATGCCCCTAAGGGCGTAGCCAAAATCATTGCCAGCCGTCCGGCAAGTTTTGTTTTTAACTTGGATCGTCAAAGTCAAACAAGAAAATACACCTTGGTACTTGAAGGCGAATACGATGCATTAAGTCTAGATGGTGTTGCTATTATGACCAACAGCATCAGCCCTGAGCAGGCAAAGATCATCGAAGACATTGACAACGAACCAGTTGTATTACCTGACAGAGATCGTGCAGGATTACAGCTAGCAATGCAAGCAGCTGAGCTAGGTTGGAGTGTTAGTTTCCCAGACTGGCCAGAAGGTGTCAAAGATGCCAATCAAGCAGTACAGCATTTTGGGAGAGTCGCTACACTGCAAAGTGTAATATCGGCAATTGAGACTTCCCAGCTGAAGATTAAATTAATAGCACGCCGCTGGTGTGCGTAAAGGAAAACTATAATAATGGCAGATGATGTAAAAGAATATGGCTATGAGCTACAAAAATTATTTTTGGACTTCCTGGTCAGTAACAGGGATTTGGCAGCGCGTTGTCAGAATGTGTTGGATCCTGAACACTTTGATCGCAGATTGCGTAGTGCAGCAGAGTTTATCAAGACGTATGTAAATGAGCATGGCAATATCCCAGACGTTACGCAAGTTAAGGCAACAACAAACACAGAGCTTTCGCATTTAGAAACTCAAGCAATTGAACACAGCTCATGGTTCCTAACTGAGTTTGAAGGCTTTGCGCGACACAAAGCACTGGAAAAGGCCATCCTTCAAAGTGCAGACATGCTAGACAAAAGTCAGTATGGTGCAGTTGAAAAGCTGATCAAAGATGCTGTTCAAGTTGGCTTGCCAAAGACATTTGGTACAGACTACTTTGCAGATCCGCAAGCTCGATTAACAGCACTCAAAGACAATAATGGTCAGTTGACAACAGGCTGGAAAGCTCTCGACGATAAACTGTATGGTGGCTTCAACAGAGGTGAACTAAACATCTTTGCAGGTGCGTCAGGTGCAGGTAAGAGTTTGTTCTTACAAAACTTAGGCTTGAACTGGGCAATGGCAGGACTGAATACAGTTTACTTCAGTCTTGAATTGAGCGAAGGTTTGTGTGCTATGCGTATGGATGCTATGCTGTCTGACACACCTACTCGCGAAGTGTTCAAGAAACTAGAAGACGTTGATCTCAAAGTTCGAATGGCAGGTAAGAAAGCTGGCGTGCTGCAAATTGTGCAGTTGACAAACGGTATTACTGCTAACGATATCTTATCTTGGGTACGTGAGTTTCAAACACAGCGCAAGATCAAAGTTGATGCTATCTTGGTTGACTACTTGGACTTGATGATGCCAGCAAGTCAAAAGATTAGTGTTAGCGATATGTTTGTTAAGGACAAGTTGGTAGCAGAAGAATTGCGTAACTTGGTTGTTAGTGAACAGCTATTGTTAGCAACAGCATCGCAGTTAAACCGTAGTGCTGTTGAAAGTGTAGAGTTTGACCACTCAATGATTGCTGGTGGTTTGAGTAAGATTCAAACAGCTGACAACGTGTTTGGTATCTTCTCTACCCCTACAATGCGCGAACGTTGTATGGTGCAGTTGCAGTTTATGAAGACACGCAGTTCGGGCGCAGTTGGACAAAAGATTGACTTGAGCTTTAATCCAGATACACTTCGTATCAGCGACATGGACGGCGATCAGTCCAGCTTGACCACCAAGCCCAGTGACGTATATGACAAGCTAAAGCTCAACACAATGGGCACTCCAATTAATACTTCTAAGCCAGTAACTGGCCCACTAGATGTTTTATCTGCCCCTTGGGCCAGCGGGAACGATAACAGTGAACTTGCAGTCGTAAAAAAGCCCTTGACTGCACCGGTTGCTAGCAATGCTAACAGAGATGCATTAAGGGCTATTGTGAGCCGTGAAATCTAATTACTTTAGACCGCGAGTATCAACAGTTGGTTCTTCTGGCTCTTCAAAGTCAGCAGGACTAACATTTGGACTGTACTCGTCACCTTCAGAATTATCACCACCAGCTTGAGTATTGTAATCTTTGATATCAGCACGTAAACGAGAAATCAACGAACTGTCTGATGC